ACCTACGATAAGCTAGAGGGCGAAGTACATCGCACGACTGTAAGGCCGCGAATGTGAAAACAATGCCGATTATCTCGATGCCTTTGCCTGATGGCGGCGCTGTAGTGTGTCGAGTTGATGCGATTAAAGCGGCAACGACTAATCTTAACGACGATAACCTGACAGACATTTATGTCGAGATAGCTTGCCCTGATGGCATTACGATAGACGTGGATATTGATACCTTTACCACGAGCTGGCTGTCTGCTTTGCTGTTGCCTGTCGATGATTGGGGGTTAGAAGTTCGTGAAATGCACTGAGTGCGGCAAAGACATGGTTCCGCAGTTCATACGCGAGGGCGGCAAGCTAGCGGGGTGGAGCTGTGATTGCGCTCACACCGTTCAGGCCATCGGCAGAGAGCGATTATTCACCAAAGAGACATACTATGGCGATAAAGCGAACAAACGCTGACATAGCCTGTAGCAAGGCTGTAAGGCTACGAGATGGCGCTTGCGTCCGATGTGGCAACACAGAAACCATGCAAGCGATGCACATTTATGGCCGCAGAAATAAAGCGGTGCGCTATTCGCTAGATAACTTACTGACTGGCTGTTATGCCTGCCATCGACTTTTCACAGAGCAGCCGATCATGTTTGCCGACTTCTGCAATGAGTATCTCGGTGAGGGGCATATGGAGATACTGCGAGAGAAAGCGCGTGGTTTTATGAAGGACAACAAAGCCACCCGCGACGAAATTGCCAAACATTACCGCGAACAGATCCGATTACGCGAAGCAGACGAATCACACGTCATCATTTCCTATAATTAATTTGGTATAATTAGGACTGCAACCTTACGAGGGATCTGCGATGTGTGTATATCGACAACGGCAGTATTTTGCCGAACGCCACAAGCTAGTCGTCACAGACAAGCTAGTCGAGTTGATTAACCGACTAGGACGTGATGCGGGTATGACAGAAGAAAACTATCTGCAAAACCTGTCTCGCCACCCCAACAAAGATCAATTTATTGCCGAAATCGCCCGTCATTACGGGTAAATAAGGCACTGGATCACAGCTCTTTAAGCCTGATCCCATAAATAATAATAATTTTTTGCGATAAATCTCATTTTTTTGTTGCATTCCCTGTTGGTTAGTCTATAGTTAACTCATCGGCTGGAGACACAGCCACAAACCAAAGGGACATAGAATGTATCAAGTATCAGACATGATTGAAGCGAAGCAAGTCAAACTAGGTATTGTTATTTATCTTAATGATGGTTCTAAGGCTTGTTTGTTTACTGACGAATTAGAAGAAGCGGAGTGGCTTACAAACGAAATCAACGATTGTATTGCTATGCAGACGCAACGTCTTTTTGAGGCGGGCATTCACGACATTGGCGCACGTTGGGGCGAGCGTAGTAAGTCGCGTTTATGAAATGCGTGTTTTAGATTTATTTGCTGGGATCGGTGGATTTACCATCGGGCTTGAGCGAGCAGGGTTTAAGACTGTGGCTTTCTGTGAGATAGAGCCTTACGCTCAGAAAGTCTTACGCAAAAATTGGCCAGAGGTGCCGATCTATGACGACGTCAGAACAATCACAGCAGAGCGACTTATTTCCGATGGAATTGGAGTCGATGTCATTACAGGCGGATTCCCGTGCCAAGACATCTCACTCGCAGGAAATCAGGCAGGCATTGAGGGCAAGCGCAGTGGACTCTGGACAGAGTGCGCCCGTATTCTTGGGGAGCTTCAGCCCAAATACGCCATCTTTGAAAACGTCACAAACCTGCTTAATGGAGAACGGGGAGCTTGGTTTAAGCGAGTTCTCTGGGACATTTCCGCGCTCGGGTATGATGCGGAGTGGCACTGTATACCAGCTTCCGAACTTGGCGCGCACCATCACAGAGATCGGGTGTGGATTGTGGCGTACTCCTGCGGCGGCAAATGGCCAGCAAGGCGCAAAGAGCAAAGTTTTTTACCTGTTATGCAAAAAAACAGGGCAATCAACAATAACGCTCGTGGACGAGGTGAGACACGCTACGCCAACATCATCGGCACAAGAGGGTGGATCGCTGAACCCGACGTGGGTAGAGTGGCTAATGGGGTTCCCTCTCGATCACACAGACTTAAATGCTTAGGTAATGCAGTAGTACCGCCAATACCTGAGCTGATTGGGAGGGCAATAAAAGACTATGAGTCATAAGGTAGAAAACTTACAAGGCGGCGCGGTGATGAGCTACACAGAGATCGCCGAGCACATGGGTGTTAGCCGCCAAGAAGTACAAAGGCTTGCACAACGCGGGCTAAAAAAACTAAAACGCAATCCAATACTGAGGGAGTATTACGATGCACTTATTTCCGAGAATGAGGTACGCTGTACTGATGTTGCTAATCGTCATTGGCATGGGGATAGCAGGACAGGGTGATTACGAGGAGGCGGTAGCAGTTGAGCAACACTACTGCGACATGGTTGAGCTTTGGATGGAGTCGGGACGGGAAAATGGCCACCCTGACTTTCGAGGAACTTATGCGGAGTCTTGCAATGTTCAGCGATGAAGATGTCGAGGACTTCATTATTGCACTGAGGGCAGCAGACAACATGGCTAAACGCTGGCAGGAAGATGTCGCAGTATTAGCAGACTACAGAGTCGTGCCTGCTAAGACAAACACTGAGCCAGCACTTGAAATCATTAGGTATTATCAGAGTCTGTAGCTCTGACAGCGGGGTTTTTTTGGTTTGTCCCCGCATTCTCGCCGCCTTCGGGCGGCTTTTTTATGCGCTAACGCTATATATTGATATAATATGACGGGGGGCACCTATATGTTGCAGACAGTAACAATACAGTGGAATCCCGTACAGCGCGGGATGATGCCACAAGAAGAGGGTAGCTATCTCGTCGCATTCGATGACGGCGCAGTAGAAACATACCCTATGTCAGTTAACGATATTAAGGCAGGAGAGATCCGCGACGGTTACACGCATGGCCTGTATTGGGCTGACTGTATACCCTCGCCAGTATAAATGGCTAAGACACGAGCGCAGAAAGTTAGAGCTGTAAAGCAGGACGAGTTACGCGCCTATATTGGGGAGCGGAACAGGCTTGAGCATCTATTTGATAACATTGAGAAAATCGAGCAACTGAACCCCGAGGAAGATCAATACTTCGATAAGAAGCTACAGCAGCTAAAAGTAGCTAACGAGCAGCGCATCCGATTGCTTAACAAGTACCTGCCAGACATAAAAGAGGAGCAGTCGCAAATCACTGACTTGCCGCCTGTTGTCATACAGCTAACAAATGCAACTGACAGCACCGCAGTCTGACATTTTCCAATGCCCTAGCCGCTTTCGTGTCGTTGTAGCTGGCAGGCGTTTTGGTAAGACATTCCTAAGCACAGCAGAGCTACTTAACAGGGCAATAGCGCACCCCGATCAAAACGTCTGGTACGTCGCGCCTACTTACAAAGCAGCCAAAGAGATCGCATGGGATATGCTGATCAGTCAGATACCCATCGAGTACATCCAAAAGACTAACGAGACGGCATTAACTATTAGCCTGCTTAACGGTTCTAGCATTTCCCTAAAAGGCGCTGAGAAGCCTGACAACCTGCGAGGCCGATCACTGGACTTCGTTGTGATGGACGAGTTTGCTGATATGCGGAAAGAGGCATGGTTTGAGGTGATACGCCCTAGCCTGTCTGATCGAATGGGCGGCGCGTTATTTATTGGCACGCCTAAAGGCCGCAATCACTTTTACGACTTATATACCAAGGGGGTTGATGACGATGACGGATGGCACAGTTATCAATACACGACTCTTCAAGGGGGCAATGTCCCGCGAGATGAAGTTGCGAGCGCTAGAGCTGATCTGGACGAGCGTACATTCCAGCAGGAATACGAGGCGCAATTTGTTAACTACTCAGGCGTCATCTACTACGCCTTCAAGCGAGAGGAATCCGTTCGAAAGCACATAGACTCAATCGACGTCATACACATCGGCATGGACTTCAACCTGGATCCGATGTCCGCCGTTCTAATGACTAGAAAGGGCGACACGATGCACGTATTTGATGAGATCGTAATGTTCGGCTCAAACACCGATGAGATGGTTGACGAGATAAGGGCGAGGTATAGCAAAGCGCGTGGTATAATCATCTATCCTGATCCCGCTTCTCGTCAGCGAAAGACGAGCGCAGGTGGCAGGACTGACTTGTCTATTTTGCAAAATGCTGGCTTTGAGGTACGCGTCCGCAACAGCCACGCCGCAATTAGAGACAGAATTAACGCGGTGAACGCACGACTGTTAAGTAAGGAAGGGCAGCGGCGTTTGTACGTTGATCCCAAGTGTAAGAAGGTGATTGAGAGTTTGGAGCGTCATACATACAAGGAAGGCACTAGCCAACCCGAAAAAGACGGCTTCGATCACATGAACGATGCGCTGGGTTATGCGGTTGAATATCTATTCCCAATTAGAAAGGCTCACGCAACCGTACAGCCGCAGAGGTGGACATGATTTTTAACGTAGATGTCGAATACCAGCATCCCGACTATGAGAATAACGTAAACCGCTGGGAGTTTTACGTCCGCAGTTACATGGGGGGCGAAGACTACCGTGATGGCAGCTATCTCACCAGCTATCTGAATGAAGATAAAAACGCCTACACGCGCAGGCTCGCACTGACACCACTTGACAATCATTGCCGTAACGTCATCCACGTTTACAGCTCGTTCCTGTGGCGCATGTCTCCGACTCGCAACTTTCAAGAGATGGAAGGCAGCGCGGATCTCGAAGCGTTTCTTAAGGATGCTAACCTAGACGGCCAAAACTTTAATTCGTTCATGCGTGAGGCGCAGATTTGGAGCAGTGTCTACGGCCACGTTTGGCTGATGATGGATAAGCCGCAATCAAATGCAGGTACACGCGCTGAGGAGATGGCTCAGGATATTCGCCCCTATGTAACGCTAATTACGCCTGAGAACGTCTATGACTGGAGGTGGGAGCGACAGCCAAGTGGACGCCATGAGCTTGTTTACTTAAAAGTTCGTGAGTCTGTTGATCGACAAGACGGCACAACCACTATCACTTATTTCCGCGAGTGGCATCGCGACACTATCCGCCTCATTCGTTACGACGGCGCTGATGCAGCAGTCATTGAAGAGATTGACAACGCGCTAGGCAAGATTCCTGCCGTCAATCTACCCGCTAACCGCTCGATTGTTCGCGGTATGGGTATCAGTGACATCAGCGACATAGCCTATATGCAACAGGCGATTTATCAGGAGCTGTCAGAGATCGAGCAGCTGATCCGCATCTCTAACCACCCGACACTCGTTAAGACGTTTGATACTGATGCCAGTGCTGGCGCAGGTGCTGTGATTAACATTAGTGAAGACAGTGACGCGGGACTAAAGCCGTATCAGCTACAGCCGTCTGGGGCGAACCTAGATGCGATCAGGGCGTCGATCACCGATAAGATAGAGGCTATCAACAGGATGGCTCATATGGGCGCTGTGCGCGGCACAGAGGCGATCACGCAGTCTGGTGTAGCCATGCAAACAGAGTTTCAAATGCTTAATGCTAAGCTATCAGAGAAGGCAGACATCCTGGAACTAGCAGAAGAGCAACTGTGGATGTTCTATTGCCTGTGGCAGGGGCATGATCCGCACGAGGTGCAGATTAGCTATCCCGATTCCTTCGATATTCGCGACTACGAATCTGAGTTGCGATTCTTACAGCAAGCTAAGGCGTCTGGTGTTCGCTCTGACACGTTTACTAAGGCAGTCGATAAGCAGATCGCTGATTTGGTTCTTGATGATGAGTTACTGGCGTCAGCCCACGACGAGATCGATACAACACAACGCGCAGTCGGGCAGTTTACTGAAGTCTTAGAAAATGGCGGCTGATACCGATCACGCTCGCGCTGTCATATCGACGGCAGATAGACATCAGCGCAGAATGGCTAACGTTCTCAGTTCGTTAGATCAGGAGATTGTGCAGTTAATGTCTGGCGCTCCGCTACGTGATGGGCAGCTGTTTGATCTGGAATGGGCAGTCAATGCACGCACTGAGATCGCGCAACTCGTCCAAGAAAAGTATCTGACTGAGATCGATGACATCGTCCGTGAGTATTCGGCGGTAGCCGCAGAGGCACAAGCGATGCTTGGCGCTTATACTGAATTTGCGCAGCTTAACACTGAGGTAGTGGCACAATTACAGCAGTTGACGTTTAACGGTTTCGAAAAACTGGGGGAAGAGTTCATAGAGCAAGTCGCCAATCAGGTTTATAAAAACACCCTGACTAACGCGAGCTTTGCCGAAAGCGTCCAGCAGATACGCAATAGTGTCGATGCTGATCTAGGGCGATACGCTCAGGTGGCATTACATGATGGACTGATGGACTTCGATAGATCGATCACGATGAATATGTCATTAGCGGCAGGCGCTGAGCGGTTCAAGTATTATGGCCCTGATGACGAGAAAACGCGTGAGCATTGCGACAAGCACGTAGGCAAGACGATGACTATTGACGAGATCAACGAGGCATGGAGCGGCGAGTGGAGCGGTAAGCGATCAGGTAGCCCGTTCGTTGTTGCAGGCGGTTACAACTGCCGCCACAGATTTAGGCCAGTGTTCTAGGGAGGACGTATGCCATATCACAAGAAAGACAAAAAGAAGAAAAAGCGCAAATCACGTTAAAATGATACAATTAACCCACTCGAAAGAGGATTCGTTACATGAGCGATGAAATCATGGTAGATGCGGCAACTGAGGCCGCTG